TAATGGCAGGAAGATAAAGGTTCCAACAGTGGATTTAATTTGGAAGGCATACAGGAACAAAGTTATAATTGAGACTCTGCTTATTGAGAATACTATTGTTGTGAGACAAAGGTTAGCTGAAGCATTTGGAATATCAGTTGATACAGTGAAGACAGTCTTTTATAGGCATAGAAGTAAGGTTAGGAAGATAACTAATAAGACAGTGCTGAATATAGTTGAGACAGTGTATAGAAAGAATGTTGAGATATTCCATAGAGGGATGAAAAAGATGTTTAGTGATAAATATGGAATTGAGTATTTTAGTGTGCATGATTCTTTACAGAATCCTGAGGATATTTACTTGTTGAAAGAAGCAAAGGAAAAATTGATTGAGAGATGTAGAAAGGATATTAAGAATCATCCTACATTTATTGGAAGAGAGCATAAAATAGACTATGCTTTGGCTAAGATTTTGCAGAAGATAGAGGACAACCATTAGTTTCAAAATAGAATGATTTGCTGTGATTAATTCACTATTATAGGTATGAAGGAGTAATGTATAGGTATGGACAATTCTAAAGATGCTTTCAAAGATATGGAAAATGAGACCAAGGCTGAAACTGCAGTAACAAAAGTAGTTAAGTCTGAAGTGGCTGATTTACAGCTAAAGACAGTGGCAAAGGTCAAAGCAAGACTTCAAGCCTATGAGTCTGTTTATGGAAATTATGAACAGTTCATTAAAAATGAGGCTGAAAAGTTGGCTGAAGGTAGTTATTCAGAGAATACATATAAAGAGCTTGGAATTGCCAGATTAGTTGCTCATTGGGTTGTTGAGACTGAAAGATTTTTAGAAGAAGAGGAAAATAAGCTTCAGGATGCTGAGAAAAGAACTAGAAGAGGCTTTTTTGAAGAGTCATTTCAATCTTTACCAAATGATATTAAGGATGAACTTTTGAGAAAATTTGATGAAAGAAAACATGAATTTATGGAGTGGTTCTCAAAAGAAGTTACATTGGCTACAAAAAAAGCAAATGAGAGGAGAAATAGAAATGGAAGAGTACCTGAAGCTGAACAAGGATAAGCAGGTTCATGTTGTTTTAGGATGGAGAGAAGGATATATGGATGTTCTTGGAGTATTTTTGGATTCAACTAAGGCATATGAACTTGAAGGTGAGAAGGCTTTTGATTATGATGCAACAAGAGTTGTAGAATCCTTTTTAGATGAAGAGGAATTATAAGTGAATGATTTTGTAAAGGCTCTAGAGACAATTAATAATTCTGAATTTGCTCTAGAGAATTTTGATACAGACCTATATGAAGTCTACAGGACTGGAAGACCACCAGTATCTATTAAGAGATTTTTAGATGATGACTATTTTATGGGGAAATGGGGTAAGGATATTTATCCAGATAATAGACCAGATATTGAGGATATATTTGACCCAGAAAAAAACTATGCTGAAGTTATATTAGCAGGCTCAATTGGTTGGGGTAAGACATATCTTGCATGTTTGAGTTTATGTTATATGATATATCAATTAAGTTGTTATATTAATCCTCATAAGTGGCTTGGTGCTTCTCCTGCTTCACCAATTGTTTTTATGAATATGTCCATTACAGAGAGAAAGGCAAGAACAGTTATCTTTCAGAGAGTCAAGAATATGATAGACCAGTCACCATATTTTAAGGAAGCATTTGTTAGAAATATGAGACTGAAAGATACATTAGAATGGTCTGTTGACCAGGAAGATACAGGCTCCAGGTCTGGTAGACAAATTATTTTTAAACCAGGAACAGGAGAAGGGTTAAGTGCTCTTGGTGATGATATCTATGGTGGAGCTTGTGATGAGCTAAACTTTTTCAGAGTAGTTGAGAAGTCAAAGAAGTCTGCAGATGGTGGTATTTATGACCCTGCTCAGAATGTTTATAACACAGTAAGTAGGAGAATGATATCAAGATTTATGAGTGGTGGTTTGATGATAGGTAAGTTGTTTCTTATATCTTCTGCTCAGATACCAGAAGATTTTATTGAGAGAAGAATTGATGAAGCAAAGAAGCAAGGACAGTTAGGTAAGTCAGTTAAGCTTGTGAGAAAGTCTTGGTGGAGAGGTAAGAGAAACTTAGAGAAAATTGGAAAGCCACAGGCATATAGTAAGAAAAGATTTAGAGTTGAGGTTGGAACTGCTCAGAGAAATTCCAGGGTACTTGATTCATATAATCCTCAAACAGGTGAGATTAAGATGGTTATACCAGATGAACAGGTTCATGGAAAAATTATTAAACCACCAATAGAGCTATGGTATGAGTTTTATAGGGATGTTGATGGTTCAGTTAGAGACTTTGGTGGTGAAGTAACTAGAGCAGTGTCACCATTTATTAGGGATGTTGAATTAATTTATGAATCAGTTGAAAGAGGAAAAGCAAAAGGGATTGTGCATCCATGGATGACTGAAGATACTACTCTTGAAGATGGCTCCAGGCTTGATACAGAACATATGTTTGAAAAAACAAAAATGGTTGATAGTAGGAGTGGAGAATTGATAGAGAAGTGGCAACCAAAGAGGCATCCTAAGAAGCCAAGATATTTCCACATAGATATTGCCTTGTCAGGTGATGCTTTAGGACTTGCAGTTGTCCACCAGGTTGGATGGAAGAAAGTCTTCAGAGGTTTTGGAGTAGAAGAAGAACTTCCAGTGTTTGAGACTGATTTGATGCTTAGGGTTAAGGCTCCTGCAGGTGGTGAAATTATTTTAGGTAATGTTAGAGCAACCTTGAATCATTTAAGGCAACATGGAATGCATCTTAGGAAAGGTACTTTTGACTTGAAGACAATGAGTGCTGATAGTTTACAGATATTAGACAGACAAGGATTTACAGTTGAACATTTATCAGTAGATAGAAAGAGAGATGATAAATCTGAAGACCCATATGAAGTATTGAAGGATGCAATATATGATTCAAGGCTTGATATGTATGAGTATATACCAGTGATTGAAGAGTTATCCAAACTGGAAAAGACTCCAGATAAGGTAGACCATCCTGCTAGGGGTTCCAAAGATGTGGCTGATGCTCTTGCAGGAGCAGTTTTTAATGCCTTTATGGATACTGTTGGAAATGCTCCTTATAGCTTGGAAGCTTCTCTTCCTTCTAAAATTGATGAGATGCAGGAAGATACTATGGAGAGAAGAGTTAAAAGAGAGGAAGATGAGTTTGCTACATTGGTTAGAGCAGGGAGATTAAAGAAATGAAATTTATAGATTTTTTGTTAGGGAAGTTTAAAAGAGATAAAGAGGAAGTGTTGATAAAAGAAAAGAAATATATTTCAGAAAAACAAATGGAAGAGGATTGTGAGAAAGAACTTTTTCTCTTTCTGAAGGAGAAGTCTGGTGGCAAGCTAGGCATACCAACAAAGTAAGGTAATAAGATGGCAGAAGAAAATATTGGATTTGTGAAGACAGTCAGAAACTTCTTTTCTGGTATGGGTAAGAGACCTTCTACACAAGGTGGTGATGAAGATAGATTATCCACAGAATACAGGCCACAAAAGACTGCAAGTACTGGTTGGTTCAAAATCATGAAAGACTGGTATGATTCTGAGTTTCTAGGTAAGTCTTCCAGGAAGAATAAATATGAGGTTTACAAGTTCTTAGATAAGAATTTAGCTGAGGCAACTACTTCATTAAATATATATTCAGATAATATAGTTTCAGGTGCAATTGGTGGAGAGGAAAATTTTACAGTTCTTGTGGGTACTGATGCTCCACCAGAGGTTGAAGAAGTAATTAAAGAGACTGAGAGAAGAACCAGAATTAAGGATATTATTTGGGATATTGCCAGAGATATGACAGGCTATGGAGATGACTTTGAAGAAGTGATTATTGTCCAGGATGATAATGGAAAGTTTTGGATTGATGGTTTAAAGAAGCTTCCAAAGCAAGAGATATTTGCTGATGTAGATGATAGAGGACTTTTTAATAATAAAGATTTTCCTTATATCCAGAAAAGAGATGTAATGGAGAAGGAAGGAATTCCTTTTGACTGGTGGAGAATACTTCATTTTAAAGTTGGTAGGGATGTATATGGTGTTGATTATGCTCTGTTTGCTAATGCATCACAGAGGATTGGAAGACAGTTACTATGGATAGATGACAGTGTTGTTTTAGCTAGATTGAGTAGAGCTTGGCAAAGATATGCTTGGATGGTTGATACAAAAACCTTGAGTCCTGATGAGGCTTGGGAATATATTGAAAGATTTAAAGAAAGGGTTGAAAGAAGAGAAATAATTAATAGAGATACTGGACAGATGAATATAACTGATAGTCCACCATTACCTGATGAGGATGTATTTATACCTACTTCAGAGAAAAGGAATGTGGATTTGAGAGTTTTGAGTGGTGATTTGAATATAGGAAATATTGAGGATATTAAATATATTCAGAGAAAATTCTTTATGGCTGTGAATATACCAAAGGCTTATGCAGGTCTTGAGGAAGGTACTAGGTCAAAGGCTACATTAGGACAGATTGATGTGCAGTTTGCTAGACAGGTTAGAAGAAAGCAGAATGCTTTAGTTCCTGGGCTTAGGAGATTTTATGAGTTGGCTTTTATCTTGGCTGATATTGACCCTAAGTCTTTTGACTGGACTGTTCAGTTTCCAGAGTTGAATACAATTGATGAAATGCTGATGTGGGAGATGATGAAGATTAAAGCTGAGGTTGCAAAGATTATGAGTATGGATATTGGAGCAGTTAATAATATGTGGATATATAAAGAGATACTTGGATTAAGTGATGAAGAGATTGAGGACTATGCTATGTATCTTCCTGATGATGATAGTGAGGAAGAGTCTTTTGATTTAGGTAATATTAATCCAAAGCTTAAGAATCAAATAAATGCAGACCCATTAGTAAGAATGGCTGTTCAGGATATGAGAGATATTCTGGCAATGAAGAGAGAAAGAGATAGGAATGCTGATAGGCTAAAGGCTGTTGGTATTGATAGAGAAGAAAGACTTTCTGATAAATACTAAGGAATAAGGAAATGATTATAACTCTTGAGAGGATGCTGAAAGCAATCCCAATTCTACAAGAGATTGATAAAGCTATGACTGGAGATGTTCCTGTTGATATTCTAAGAACTAGTCAAACAGATATCTTTGCACAAATGGGCTTAGAGAATATTGACCTTATGAAAGCAGGATTTAATGATTACAGAAATATAATGGCAAAGTTTCATGCTGAAATGGGTACAATCATAAATAAATTCCAGGGTGGAACATTAAGTTTTAATAGTGCAATGAAGCAGTGGAAGGGAATGACAAAGGATAGATATATAGAACTTTTTAGAGCAGGAGCAAAGGCTGTTGGCAATCCTTATTATAGAGATTTAGATTTAACAAGAAAAGATTTAGCATTTATAAATAAAGCAAGAAGAGCAGAAGCAAAGTTTATGAGAAGGTTCTTAAGAGATATTAAAGACCCATTACATGGTGCTCCTAAAGGTACTCCAGGAAGAAGAATAAAGAGGCATGATTATATGAGAAGAGGTGGATATTATGTTAAGAGTGCTAAGGCTCAGATGTTCAATGGTATGGTTGCAGGAGCAGGACCAAATGTTGAAATAAGATGGGTTTTAGGTGTTCCACAAGGTGACCATTGTGATGTATGTCCAATGTATGCTAGACAAAGATGGACTTGGAAAACTCTTCCAACAGTTCCTAGTGCAGGTGATACTCCATGCTTATTTAATTGTTATTGTCATCTTGAGTTCTTAGGAACAAAAGGAAAAAAGTTTGGTGGTGACCCAGATGGAAAGCCTATATTTCCAGGGTTTGGTGGTATGCCAGGAAGTGGGTTACCAGGAAGTTCAGGAGCAATTAGAGATGCAAAGACTGGTAAGATGTTGAGACCTGGAGAGATTTCTGATGATATTGTTAATCAGCATAATATGCTTAGAAAGCAGATGAACAGATATAGACAAATGATTGAGGTTACAGAGGGTGAACTTTTGAGAGATTTGATAGCATATAGGAAGGATATTAATAATCAACTGATTGCTCTTCAAAAGCAATATCCTGGTTTAAGATTTCTTCCAACTATGGCTGTTAAAGACTTGGTGGCTACAATTCAGAGTGCTTATGCTAAAGGTGGAACCTTAGTATTATCATTACAGGATTTATCAGTTGGTGATGAGATAATTTTTGTTAGAGGTATAATGAGTAGACCTGGAAAGGTTGTTTATTCTGAATCCCATGGTGGTATGGTTGTTGAGTTTGCTGATGGTACTATCATGACATTTGATGGAGATAGTGATGTTATATTTAGAATGAGAAGTGTTAATAACACAAAAGTTGGTGGTTTTACTGCAGAGAGCTTTAAACCATTAAGCTCAATTCAGGAAGCAGAAGCATATTGTCTTAAACATTTTTCAAAAAGGGTTGATTTTTCAGGTGGTACATTAGAACAGGCAAATGCTATTCTGAGGTCTTTGCATGAGTCTAAGGCAACCTTTAGATGGAAGTGGGATAAACTAACTGAGGTTGCTATTGTGACTGGTAAGAATTATAACACTGGTTTGTTGAATAGTTTTAATAGGCGTATGATAGGAAATGCTTGTTATTATCCAGAAGTAAATGGACCAGGCTCTATTTAT